TGAAATTAACGAACGTGGCGGTGAAATTGTAGACTTACCGAACGGCAGTCGAATTTATCCACATGCAACAACTGAAAAGATGATTGCGGATAGTTTAAGTGGTAATAACTCCGTTAACCAATACTCTATCAGTGGAAATACATTCGTTGTTCGTGAAGAAGCGGATATTGACCGCATAGCACATTCGTTATTCTCTATGCTTGAAAGTGCGGAAGTAAATTATGGAGGTGTATAATGGCGAAATTAATCAGCGGTATTGGTAGAGCGTTATCGCTTTTATCTGTGATTTTAGGTAAGAGCGGAAATAACTATCCTACAGTGATACTCTCACAAGGCGACGAACGATTGGTCTTGCCAGTAACTCCAACAAAGTATGAAGTAGGTAATGAACAGGACAATAAAAGCGTTAACATCACTCAAATAGGTGAAGCGTTATTGTTTGGTAACCCTAAACTAATTACCTTGTCTTTCGAAAGTTTTCTTCCAGCTAAAGACTATCCATTCATTGTAGGGGATAAACGTAAGCCGGCTGAAATTGTTGCTTTAATTAACAAGTGGAAAGAGTCAAAGAAACCGATTAGGGTGATTGTTAGCGATGGCCCTATTAATTTAATGATGGCTATTATGGCATTCCCTTGGAAGAAGCAAGAAAACACAGGCGATTTATATTACACGCTCAGCCTTAAAGCGTACAAAGATTTAAACACCTCTATGACGGCGGACGATGCAAAGGCGGTTGATGATGTAACAGGCTTAAAAGATAGACCTACAATCAACAATAAGCCTAGCACCGCAACGCTACATAATAAGGGTGCAGATATTTTAGATGCTGCCAAAAAGGCATACGGCAACTATAAGCACTATGAACGTATTATTCAATCTAACGACTTAAAAAACTTAGCGATTAACAATTTAAGTCAGTTAAGAAAGTTGAAGGTTAAGTGATGATTATTAAACATATCGGAACTAAAACAGTTAAAGATGAAAAGACTGGTAAAGATAAGCAAGTTCCAGTTGAAAACGATATATCACACTTGGTTAATAATGCGACATGGAGCGGTTCTCGTATTCAGGCAGCAAGAAAACTTGAATTTGTGTATACGCAAGAGCCTCGCGATACGAATTGGCCTGTATATTCCCTCGGTATAGGTGAAACTGTAAAAGCATATTCCGAAGATAACGAGTTGCAGTTTGTTGGTAATATTTATTGCACCGAGCGTAAGACCTCCGCATCAACAATTACGGTAACGTGTTATGACAATATGTTTATATTGAGTAAATCAAAAACTACTCGTAAATTCACAAATATGACCGCAGAGGACATTACAAAGGCTGTTTGCAAGGAAATGGGCATTAAAGTAGGTAACCTTGCTGAAACAGGCGAAAAAATAACTTTTATTGCTAATAACAAGTCAGGCTATCAAATCATACTCATGGCATACACGGAAGCAGCGAAAAAGACCAACAAAAAATATCAAGCTATGATGGAGGGTGATGAACTCGACGTCATAGAAAAAGGGTCAGTTATCGAAGGCCTTGTAATCGACCAATATCGGAACATCACGGACTCGTCCTATAAGGAGAGTATCGAAAACATGATTAATAAAGTCATGATTGTTGATGATAAAGGTAACCTAATTCGATATGAAAGCAAGGACGACCAAATTCAGAAGTATTCCATGATACAAGCTGTATATAAGGAAAGCAAAAACAAAAACACGCAAGAGGAAGTTAAGGACATATTTAAAGGCCCTGAACGGACTGGTGTTATTGACTGCTTAGGTGATTATGACGCCTTATCCTCGTATTCAGTTGAAATTAAAGATGTGATTACACAATTAAGCGGTCAGTTTTGGATAAAGAGTGATACTCATAAATTCGAAAACGGACAGCATACTATGAAGCTCGAGATTGAGTTTGAAAACTTAATGACTAAAGAAAAGGTAGACCATTCCTTAGAAGCGAAGGAAAAGAAACGCTTAGAACGTGAAGCGAAAAAGAAAAACAAAAAAGGGAAAACTCCTAAGGGTAAAGGTCGAAGGTCTACTAGGAAATCAACGAAAAGAAAGGTAGAAATACATTATGCCTAATGATATTCCGAGTGCTGCACATTCTATGGCTAAAATGGTTAATACTATTCATGGTATAGCTAAAGATGAACAGCCAATGGGAATGCGAATTGGACTTGTTACATCACCATTCCCTAACCTCGTCATTCGTGTTGATAATATCGACATTACAAATGAACAGATATATCTTAATGACTATTGGAAACCGGACCACTACAGAGAAGCAAAAGGCCACATTATAAGTGAAACGCAACCTCGCTCCGGTGGTGGTGGTATGGCACTATTTGAAAGTCATACACATGAAATTCATAATGACTATACAGATACGATTATCATGACTGATACGTTGCGAGTAGGTGATGAGGTAACAGTATTCCCAGTATATGCACAAGGTGAACAGTTGTATTATATCGGTCAAAAGGTGGTGAAACTATGAGTGCAGAATATCCATTCGCCGGTTCAACAAATATTAACGCTTATCAAAGCGAGGAGCTTCCGTTATTCGTTGAATACGATTGGGACTTTGATAACAACTCATTTAAATTCACCGCTAATGGTAACCGAATAAAAGTAACTGGTGATGATGCCTTAAAAGTTTGGGTATACAAAGCCTTAATGACCGAACGCAATCAGTATTTGGCATATTCTACTCGTTATGGAATTCAATTAAAGCCTTTTATAGGAAAGGTTATGAGTGTTAATGAACGGTACAGTGAATTAAGGCGAGTTATCGTTGAATGTCTTATGGTTAACCCTTATATCAAGTCTATTGATAGTATTACATTCGACGAAAACGGCGATAAAGTAGAATGTTCCGTTGAATTAACCACAGTATATGGAGGGCTTAATATTAATGTTTAACATTCCAACTAGCGATGAAATATTAAAAGATTTACAGGAACAATGCACATCACCCTATAGTAAATTTGAAGGTACGTTTGAATACGATGTATTTTCATCTAACGCTATTGAGTTCATGAAAACTTATGTTGAATTAGGCGAGTTGTACAAAGTAGCGTTTGGTGATACAGCCTACGGTGATTTCTTAACTATGAGGGCTGCCGAAAGTGGTGTAATTCGTAAAGAAGCAACTAAGGCGACTGGTTATGTTACTGTTAAAGGTAACGGAACTCTACCAAAGGGCAGTCAATTCGCTACGCAAACCGGTGTTTTATTTGAAACGCTCGAAACTGTACAAGTTAATAACTCAACAAATGTTAAAGTGCAAGCCCTTGAAGGTGGTATTGGTGGCAATGTTACAGCACAATCAGTAACAGTTATACCAATGTCTATTCCTGGTATTTTAAGCGTTAATAATACAGAGCCTATAGGTGATGGCTTTAACGCTGAAAGCGACGAGGAATTAAGAACTCGTTATTTAAATCATGTTCGAACTCCTGGAACTAGCGGAAACGCAACTCACTATTATGAGTGGGCGATGTCTGTTGGCGGTGTTGGTGGCGCCAAAGTGCTTCCAGTATGGAACGGCGCTGGTACTGTTAAAGTAATTATTGTGAATAGCGAATTTAGTCCAGCTTCACAAGAAATTATTAACAAAGTAACTAATTATATCGAAACTGTTCGCCCTATGGGAGCGGTGGTAACTGTAACAACTGTTACACCTAAAACAATTAATATCACAGTTAGACCGGAAGGTAATTTTAATCAATCGGTATTTACTGAATTGGTTAAAGCGTACCTAATCGACATCGAACGACAAAACATCAAGAACTCATCTTTATTAAAAGTTGCGTATTCTAAAATCGGCAGCCTTGTATTAGATGCCGGAGCGACTGATTATACAAATTTAACAATTAATGGCGCTACTAAATCGATTGAATTAGCTGTTGATGATTTAGCGATATTAGGCGAGGTGAATGTCTTATGATTTTTAACCTTTTAAGGACTTATAAAATCGATGTACTGAGATACTTGCCTAGGTACCTATCAAAGGACATAACCTTTAAAGGAACGCAAGACTCGTTAAGCGAGGAACATGAAAAACAACGCTTGTTAATTATCGACATATGCAAGCAGTTGTTCGTTGAAACAGCGACTTGGGGTCTTGATGATTGGGAGCGAGTATACGGACTCGAAAATAATCGCAATTTATCTATTGACGATAGGCGAGCCTATTTATTAATTAAAATTCAAGGGTCGCAAACAATCACCGAAAACAAGTTGCAAGAGTTTATTAACCTTGTATATCCTCCTGGTAGTGCAGTAGTTAAAGAAAATACTGGACCAAATCGGTTTAGCGTCCTTCTTGATACGGCTGACGCCTTAGACGAGATACGAAACGTTATCGAAGTATATAAGCCGGCACATTTAACATATGCTATAGCACATGAATTTAACGCTAGAGGACCGATTGTTGCTGTTGGTGCGGTAACTAATACCGAACGTATTTACATCACGCAAGAAAAGCCTGATAAATCAATTACAGCAAGAGGAATTTATGCTTGCCCTGTTGGTGCAGTCGCTATTCGAAGCAATATTAATTTACACTATTAAGGAGTTGAACTATGAGTAATTACAATAAAATTATTCCGACCTTAGCCGGTAGCAACTTATTGGTTGAGGCGATTGAATCTAAAAAGCCACTTATTTTTACTCGCATTGCGTTGGGTGATGGCACATTAACTGAAAGTGAAAGCATTGAAAGTTTAACAGCATTAAAGCACCCTATGGCACAGAATACGGTACAGTCAATTAACAGCCGAGGAAATGGTGAAATCGACGTTGTAGCGACTATTTCTAATGCGAGTGTAACAAGCGGCTTTTATGCTCGTGAATTAGGGGTATTCGCAAAAGTTGGTGATACTGGTACCGAAAAGCTATTCGCTTATACAAACGCTGGAGCACAAGCAAGTTATACTCCAGCTGGTACCTCTTTAGATGAAAAGTTGATTACTGTAACTTTTTATATCGGTAATGATGTTAACGTTAAAATCAACCTTAACAGCCAACTATACATCACGCAAGCTGCATTAGATGCACATAATTCGGCTACAAATGCACATCAAGACGCTTTTAACAAAAAGCTAGATATTACCTCGAACCAATACGCAAAAGCAATCGCTAAACATAATCAAGGCTTGCAAGTAACAAAAGGCGATAACTCACGAGAAGTTATTAACTTTATTACAGATAACTATAACGATAGCGATATTAATAAAGTACTTAACTTAGGTCAACTTAAAAGCCTGTTAGGTCAAGGCGCTATTATAGCATCTAAACTAACAAACAATGGGGGCTTTGTTAAATTTGCTAACGGTTTCACTATCCAATGGGGAATTGGCGGTCAAGATAACGTAACCAAAACAGAAGTAATCTTCCCAATTAGATTTACAACGTTATTTATGGCAAATGCGATTGATGCGTATTGGAGTGGTTCTGATACACCTAGATATTTTGCAAACTCTGCAATCGAAAGCAACAATACAAAAGCTGTATTTGTGGCGAGTGATAGATATGCAGCATCATATTATTGGTTTGCATTAGGTATAGCGTAATAGAAGGAGGTAAACTATGAATCAATATGTATTCGTACTGAACGAAATGGGTGAGCGAATTACGTCCTTTGTTGATAATACAGTAACGCAAGAACAGTTAATGGCAACTGCTAAACAAGAGTGGCCGGATGCTGCTAATTTTATTTACTCTGCAGACGGCGATAACATGCTTGACGAGTTTATGCGAGGTAAATTATATGTAGACGGCAAGTTCGTAGAACCACAGCCAAAGGAACCTACTAAGGCCGAACAAATTGCCGAAATCAGAAATTACTACAACGGACGTTTTGAAACGCTGGAACAAATGGTATTAAGACGTCGATTGATTAACGGTGATATTACCGACTTGCAAGAACAATTTAAAAAACTCAATCAAGAAATGGTTTTAAAAATTAAGGCGGTGAAATAATCATGGAAGCGTTCGAAATTAAAAGTGATGTTCCTGTTATGAAGTTCTGTGAGTTCTGCTATGCTACTTTGAACGAAGATGGGACATGCCCTACAGAGGGCTGTATCCATAACGATTTAATGGAATTGGACGAGGGCAATGAAGATGAAACTACCAGTCCTACACAACTTTAAAGCCATTCAAGGTGAAGTCATTTCACTTAATATAGGGTATAACAATACTGTTTCAAGCGATAATCTGTTCGCTTGTGTTCGTAAATTAGCACATGACGAAGAGTATAAAGCAAAGTTTAATATCGATGTATCTGAGGACGATTTAGAAGCCAATGAGCTTTGTAAAATCGCCCTTTCTTTAGATACGAATGGTTTAGAAGTTGGTAAATATCAATGGGACTTATTTCTATGGAGTGGCGACCACCCTATTAAATGTCTTGTGAAAGGACAGATTAATATAATTGAAGGTATTAGTAATAGGGGGAAATAATGGACGAACTACACATTCACGAAGACAAAGAAACGATTAATGTTAAAGACAATACTCAGATTATTAAATTGCAAGGGCCGAAGGGTGAACCAGGAGAGCAAGGACCTCCTGGTCCTCCTGGACCTCCAG